TCTGGAACTCTTTTAATAGTATTTGCAACATAGTCTATTTGTTCTTGAGTATAAGAGTTAATATCTTTACCTGGGAATTGAAGAATACTTTTAGCTTCTATAATCCAAGGTTGTTTACTAGTTTTCATCTTCTCTACAATAGCAATACACTTGTCCCAATGCTCACAATCCATTAACATTAATGCCCCAACATTTAAATTGTTTTCATATAGAAAGTCACCTACTTTCATAAAATGATCTACATCCATAAACTCATGATGGGCACTTAACGTTGCTCTATCTAAGTATTCAACATTTTCTTCCCACCATCTTAAAGTTCTAGAAGCATTAGTTGTTACTTTAAGTTGAACATTGTGTTCTTTTTTAATTTCTTTACAAAATGTATTAAAGTGCGGCCAAAGGGTTGGCTCACCGCCACCTGCTATACACAACCAAAATTCTGTTTTATTAAATTTTTTAGTATAGACATCAAACAATGTTCTAAAGTTTTTTATTACAGTATCAACATTCTTAGGATACCTATATATTCCGGGATGAGAATCAGCAAAACAATATGTACAATCATAATCACAAATATCGGTTGGGAAAAATCTAATATCTAAAACATGAGATGGTTGCGTTGAAACTATTTTGTTAGGTTTCGTAATCATAATAAATGTTCCAATTCTGGAAAAACATTAGACGCTTTTAATCCTCTAATAGCATCTAGTTTAGTTACATACTCTTTGAAGCCTGGAAGTAAATAACTATTATCTTGTGCATCCATATGATCCATTACTGCTTCCCAACGTTTCCAACCATAAGGATTAATTTTCCAATACTCATCATCTTGTCTATAATTAATAAACAGCCAATCTTTAAATTCTAAATAACGCTCTCTAACTTCTTGCTTATCTTCTTTAGGTAATATTTGTATACTTAAAAACGTAGGAATATAAAGTAAATGCATATTAACTAATCCACCGCCCATTTGTGTTCCGCCTGGAACTGTACCTACATTAAGTTTTTTAAATTTAGATTGTACTTTCCACTTCATAAAATCAGGTAAGTGTTTTACATTAAAAATTTGTATAGCAGTGGCTAAACTTGTTTGTATATTGTCAGGCGTATTATCTAGCATATGAAGATTCTTTTCTACAACTGACCATTCCGTTGGAAAACGTATATATTCATCACGTTGGAAACAGGCATCCATACTAACTGCAAATTTAACTTTCTTAAACTTACTCCATAACTCAATTAAATCTTCGTCTACTAATATACCATTTGAATTATATCTTAATAAGATTTTATCTTGATAGCCTTGACGTATAATTTCTTCAATAAATGTTTTATGTTCTCTAATCATTAAAGGTTCACCACCAGCAAAATATACTTGCTTTAAGTTAGGAATTTGCTTATTCATTTCCTCCCAAAACGTTTCCTTCTCATGCCACTTATTATTGAACTCTGATTTGTCCCAAGCCATTTGTCTTTTTACTTCAGGGTCTTCTAATTGCGGAACTAATTCTTTCCAGTCTTTAACCCATTGACTAGAATCATGCGGACTACACATTACGCATTTAACATTACACGTATGACCTAAACGTAAATCTAAATATACTAATTCTTCTGGAACTGTACCATCTTCTTGTGTTTGTTTAATTAATTCAGGAATATCTACTCCATCTTTATACCAAGTACCTGTTTCCCAAATACGTTTACTAACAACACCTATTTTTTCTTCATTAAAACATTTAGTACAACTAGCAGGAATTTGTCCTTTAAGCATAGTAGTTCTTACTGACTTCATATAGTCATTGTTCCAAGCCTCCATAGGCGTTTCACGACCGAAGTTAGCAGGCTTACCATGTTCCATTTTTACTAACCCTACTTCATGATCACCAGTAGCCGCTCCGCTGGCATTAGCACTACAACATAAACGCATATCACCATTTGGTCTTGTTGCAAAATGTATCCACGGTAAAACACAGAACGTAGGAGATTTAGAAACGCCTTCTAACTGACGTTGCCATTTACCTAACTGTGAGTCTGCAGGATTATACCAATACTCGTTACTGTCAGTCATCTTCTAATTCCTTTACAAGTGGGACAAATCTTACTCCTATTAAAGATTGTTGCTCAATCAGTGGAACCCCAGCAATTTCCTTTTTCTTTGTAACTAATAATAATTCACCCTTAACAGGTATAATCATTTTTCCGCCAACTACTAACTGTTTTGTTAAGTCAACTGGAATTTCATCTGCCATAGCTGTTACCATAATTCTATCATAAGGTGCAAATTCTTTCCACCCTTTATAACCGTCGCCAACTTTACTAATAATATTTTTATACTTTTTAAGTTTTGGTGCAGTCTTATCATATAATTCTTTAATTCGTTCTACAGTATAAACTTCCTGTACTAGTTCAGATAATACAGCGGCTTGATAACCTGAACCCATTCCTATTTCTAGTACTCTATGCAATGGTTGGAGTTGAAGCATATCAGTCATATATGCTACAATGAAAGGTTGCGAAATAGTTTGTCCATGCCCAATAGGAACTGGCATATCTTCGTATGCTAATTCACCTACAAAATGATGTCTTGGTATTAAAGTCATAGCATATATAATTCTTGAATCAATAGCTTTTCCACCGGCATAACTTAAAGCATGAGCATTAATTGTTTGTAACATTTCGTTCTGTAACTGTTTATCTATTAATCTAGTTTTCATTTTCTTCCAATTATCATATACCTATCGTATTCAGGCAACTCTAATGTACCTGAATAAAACTCTTTACTAATTTTTGAATTCCATCTAAAATCTTTTAGACTATCTACACAATTAATATGTTCTTTATGTGATGCAAAATTATTACTTTGAACAACTATCCATGCATCACCAGGAACTTTTTCTAACCAAGCATCATATTGTTGTTGTGTAATATGTTCACAACTTGTATTAATAACAATGTGTGGATCTTCTGTATATTCATAATTACACATATCTTCTGTAACTGCATTAAACTTACCGTTCATTGCATACGCTTTGTTCATATTTACTGCTATGTCCTTACACGCAGGATCAATATCAACACTTGTAATATGTTTTGCTCCAACATCACTATTAAAAATCATTGTTGCTAGTACTCCATACCACCCGCCAAAAATAACTATTCTATTTGATATAGTATGTTCAACGTTAGCAAGTGTTTCACATAACCATATTTTACTCTTAAGTTGTCCATGCCAGAAGCTTTCTAGCATATGATAACGCATATGATTATCTTCGTTCCGGATTCCATCCATCCAGTAAGCAATATCATTAAGATCAATTTTCATTTACTAGCTCTTTGGGTATTTTACTATCTGCACTACTTACACAAGTTGGTGTTATACAACGGTGGGGTTCTTTAAATAAAGTAAATCCTTCGTCAATAGTACCTAACGGCTCGTCATGACAGCTATACCCTCTTTTAATTTCGCCTCCTGGTTCTCGAATAATACAACTTTGATAGCCTGCATTACACATCCACCCTTTAAACTTATTAAATTGATGGGCATTTAATCTTTCTGCTTGATCTAAAGTGTACTCCTTTCCGTCTTTATCATATAATGCAAGTTGACTTATTTCTTGTTCCATATCATTTTGTAATATTTCCCATTGTTCAGAAGTATATCCTTCAACTACTGCACTTGCTATTTCATTACTTTGCGGTTTAAGAGTAACGTGTAATCCTTCACTTTTAAAACGTTCAGCTCTTTCATAATATTCATCAAACATAGCAGGAACCATAACTTGATTAATTGTAACTAACACTCCTTGCTCTTGCAAAAATTTTAGTTTTCCCGCAAATTCTTTTTCATCAGAAAATTCTGCATGATAACTTGCTGTTATGCTTTTACGATCTAATCCATCTGTTGCTGTTAACCATTTGTTCCACCAATTAAATCCTGGACTAGCATTAGTAGTCATATGCACACTAAGATAATCACTAACCGGCTCTTTATATGCTTTAATTAAATCTATTAATCCTTTATATGCAGTTGGCTCACCACCACTAAAACTAAAATGAAACTTCTCAAATCCATTAGCTCTAGCTTGGCTTTTAATTTGATCCATTGTTTGAATATACTGTTCAAACGGTCTGTGGTCTACAACTTTACTTTTAGCATACGGCCAACAATAACTACAATCGTAATTACAAAATCTTCCTAAGATCCAACTAACTGAAAAAACATTATTTTCCAGCATAGTTCTTTGTCCTAGTTTAACTATATTTTCAAATGGTATTGTCATGATATATGCTTTGTTGTATTAAAGATTGTTTTAGAACACGCTTTGACACACGTCATACACTTACTATCGCCGTGCCAATAATCGCCCATATGTTCCCATAGTATAATATCTTCATCAAGAACGCCATCTTTACAATTTGGTACTCCAATATTTTTTAACATATCTTTTGTATTTTGTGCTGTCATATTTCTTAACGCATGAATAGGTAACGTTTCTTCTAATGGATCTTCTAAATAATCACTACCTATCAAACAACACGAAAAAATATTTCCATACGGGTCAACATATATACCCTGGTCTTCCATACACTTCGGTTTAATAATAGCTTTACTAATTGCTTCATATCTAACATCAGCATCTAATAAACTATCTAATGTTTTATTTGGTACTTTTTTATATTCTGATCGTGTAGCAGGTTCAAGATCGTATTCATAATTTCCATCTAAATCTTGAACTGCAAATTTATCCAAGTCATAAAATCTTGCAGTACTAATAAAGTTTACTTTTTGCACACCTTTTCCTAATAAAAAATATTCAAGTGTTTCAACATTATCTTGATTATGTTTAAAAACTAAACTGTCTACTCTTGCTACGCCGCCTGCTTTAATAAATGCTTCCATGTTATCAATAACTTTTGAAAACTTTGTATTTCTTCTGTACAGTTCATGCGTTCCTTCAAACCCATCTATGCCAAAAACAACTTGACTATGATTTACTGATCCTATTACAGGAGCAAGTTTACTCCACCACTCTTCGTTACGCATACCACCATTAGTATGAAGTGCTAATCTACAAGTAGGATTTGCATCTCTTACATACTGAAAAATTTCTAAACAATCTTGTGCAAATGCAGGGTCACCATAATTTCCACAACTATAAAAATTTGTTAACTGAGCTAAAAATTCTTTTGGGAACCATTCTTTAAATTCAGCTATACTAATATCTCCATTACGAATAAAAGGTTTTGTAGCACCTCCGTGAAAATTTCTTGCACACATTGGACATTGTGCTTGGCACTTATCAGTTAGTTCAATATGAACTGTTTTTATATCCTTAATTCTCTGCATTATATTGTTCTTTAAGCCATTTAAAATCATTAATTTTAAATAATGCTTCTCTATTACCTTGGTTCGCTTCTCCGTATTTTTTACCTGCGTTTGCACCCATTATAGCATAATCACCATTTGGCTTATCCATACCTTCATTACACCATACCATTAATCGCATTTCAGTTTCTTCGTCTACTTGTCCTCTAATAAGTCTACTTGACAACTTAACACATTCGCGGAATGCACTTTTCCACGTATTAAAAGGATCTGTATTAAATGCTGTAATATTACTAATTTCTTCATGGGCGAAAAATTTATTACTAATACTAGTTGTCATATCAGGATGAGTAACATCCATATCTATTGTAAGTTGTCTTGGCAATAACTTTACACCACCATGACCGTATTCTAAAAAGTTTACAGGGTTTTGGCAACGCCATACATGAACAGCATCATGATCCCATTTACTTGCAATATAATCAAACTTCCAATCTTCTTTTAACTGAGCATCTCCGTCTACTACCCAAAACATTTTTGTAAAACACTTTTTAGCCGCGGCTATATGTGCTTGATGTATTCCTTTCACCCCATGGACACGCTTGGCCATAGGAAACCTTGCCTTTAAATCTTCGTAAACTTTATCTGCATTAGGTTCTTCATAGCTTATAAAAACAATATCATACATAGGGTTCCAACTCTTTTGCTAGTTGCTCATGCAATATCCGTCCAGGATGAGCATGATCAGGAAAATCATCTGACTCTTTCATATAGTTAATAAGTTCTTCGTAATCATTTACTATTTTTTTAAATTCTTCTGTTTGAGCTAAATCTGGTCTAAGAGCTTGAATATTATTTAGACCTTCCCAAGATGTAATTAACGGTATATCTCTACCTAGTATTTTTTTCAACCAATCTTTATGAACGTACTTAATAAAAGAATAATCTTTTTCCATACCCCCAAGATCCATAATCCCACCTTCAGCTGCCATTTGTGGTTGAGCCATTCGTGGTTGTCCCTGAGCCATGGGTCCTCGACCTTGAGCTTGTTTTAATACAGTCATTTTAAATTGTTGGTAAGACATGGTCCCACCTTGGTTACGATACTTTTGATATTCCATTTTTAACATTTGTTCGGCTTGAGCTTCTGCTACTCCGCCACCATTGGCTAACTGTGCCAGTCCACCTTTCGCACTATAGAAAGTAGGCTGGACGTATTCTTTTAGTGGCATGAAAGGTGAGCCTAGATAATTAGGTGTGGCTGATGTATAGTAATTCTTTGCCTGATTTCTTAGGTTTGCAATACTTGAAGGCATAACATCCCATGGAGTTTCTACAACTTCTTCTTCCTCCTCTCCCATAAAAGGTAGAGCGGTTCCTGCTCCCAGTAAACCCATGAGTCCTAGTTTACCTAGAGACACTCCTCCATATTTCCCTGTAGCTTTATCTTTAGTTCTAAAAAGTTGAGCTAATATACCTTCCTTATTTCCAAAAGCTTGGGCAAGTTTACTACCCCAGCCTGTGCCAAATCCACCTGGTAGCATTCCTTTATGAGCACCCCATCCTAAACCACCTAATAGGGCAGCTTTTCCTAATGGACTTTTGACTATTTTCTTAATGGGCTTTGTGAATTTCTTAACAAAGCTTCCGAAGCCATAGGGTTGTCTCTTTGAATTTGTCATAATTTCGCCTAAATTTTGAACCTACTTTGTTTTACCGAATAAATCAAGCTTCGGCATCAGGACATGGACATCTCTTCGGATGTCTTTTTCTTCAATTCCCTTAGCTTTCCACTCTTCTTCGGTCTTATAAATCTCTTTTGTTTTTAAATTACTTATTGTTGTCGTGACCTTAGCTGCTT